GAACGAAAAGATATCCGAGGAATCTGACACTTAAAGTAACCGCAAATGACGATTACTACTACGGAGAATATGCGCTAGCAGCGTAATAACTTCGCGGGGCCTGGCCCACCTTGTTAACCAACGGGCCTTTGCTGAATATTATGAAACTTGGAATAACAACTAAAGGCTTTACTGCCACAATTGAAGAATTGGTGAGAACACATCATTTAAGTTATATGGAAGCTATTTTATTTTTTTGTCAAGAGCGGGATATAGAACCAGAACGTATAGTTAGGTACATTGATCCTTCTGTAAAAGAAAAAATACAATTAGATGCGGAGTCATTAAATCGTCTGAAGGGTCCTAAAACTACTAAATTGCCACTTTGATGAATCCATTTGAAGTATATCAAAATTATTTGGCATTGAAGCTACACTTTACTACTGATTATGATTTTTTTAAATATAACGGTAAGGTATCCGCCTCAATTAATTCTTTTGAGAAACGTAAGGACAAATATCAATTTCTAAGGTTATCTAAAAAACTATCTGATGATCAGATATTAGAATTTCTAATTTCCAATTTCATTATCAATAAGACATGGATAGGAGATTTTGATAAAGCATCCTGGCGTGATCATCAAAAAACAATACAAAGTTTACAATATGTTTTTAAAAATGATTTAGAAATACTATTGACTCCAGTTGAGAATTTTGATATACTATTTAATAGTGATGAAGGAAAACACCCTAGGTTAATTAAAGCATATTTAGGTAAAAAAATATCATTAGAAACTTTGGTTATTTTAGAGAAAGTTTTACAATATCGAACACGGTTTGATGAACGTATAAATGAAAAGTTTATCTGGCCCAAATTAAGTAAGTTAATTGATGATTATGACCCTTTCTTAAACGTAGATGTAAAAGCATTTAGAATGAAAACTTTAGTAATAGTACAGGAGAGTATATAATGGCAGAGAAAGATAATTATGTAGAAGAAGCAAAACGTAGGATTGCACACTTGTCTTATAAACTGGAACGAGCAGAGGGTCGTATTAAGGAGTTGGAATATAATAACTCAGAGCTCCAAAGGTGGGTGAATGATACTTGTGTTCCTCGCATGGTCGAAATGAGTGATGAATTATCCAATCGGTATAATTCTAAAAAGTATCGTAATAAGAAGTGGCAGGAGTTGAAAGTATGACATATTTAGGAAAGGAAGTCCTAATGGAAGGTACTCGTCAGGAGCTAATTGATCATATGTTAGTTCTATTAGTTGAAATTCATTTTTTAAAATCTAGAATTGAGCCACATGATTGTGGACATATTCATACCACTATAAGCACTTTAGAGTGTAGAGTAAAAGAATTAAAGGACCAGCTTAGTGAAGAAAATAAAGTCATCAGCTAAGAATAAAACGAGTTACTTAGATTATATAAAGCTCCGTATTGAGGGGTTTAGGACAGGAAAGATTTTGAGATTCCCTATAGAACGAATTAAGGTTAATGTTGAAATGTGGGAGCATTTTTGTCCTCAGGAAGGATATGAAATGTATATAGGTAAAGATGAGCCGTGTAATTGGTGCGGCGAGTATGAGAACGACCAAGTAGAATAACACCTAAGGGTTAAGTTACTAGCCTCTGTAGCTCAGGTGATAGAGCACTCGCCTTGTAAGCGAGATGTCCGAGGTTTGACCCCTCGCAGAGGCTCCAAAAGAGAATATATTATGGAAAAACTGGAACACAAACACATAATTATCAGGGCAGATGAAATTGCTTCAGATATATTTCCTATTTCTTGGAATGCATTGAGGAAGTAGGGGTGAATATAATTTGTTTAGGTAATGGTGAGAGCCGATTGGGTTTAGATTTAGATGAGTTAAAAAAACGTTGTTCAATTATTGGTGCTAATGCTATATATCGTGACTTTGAGCCCGACATAGTTGTAGCCATTGACCGAGGTATGATGCATGAAATTTATAGATCAGGTTACGCGAAGGATCATATATGTTACTTCAACAATTGGAATAGATTGCCTTCAGACGCTTATGTTGGTCTTACTACTAATATTTTTTCTACTAATATAAATGAAAAGATAGCCTCACCGGATTCTGACGAATTTGTAATGCACGGCGCAGAAAAGGATGGGTTAATAGAACATGGTGCCGGACTGCCGAAGTATTGGATTACTTGGACTTATTTAGAAGATAGAGTGTTGAATATTCCTTTTGAAGGATTGGATGCTGGGCCAACTGCTGTTAAATTAGCGTGTGAGGAATTTAGTGCGAATAATGTATTTTTAATAGGACACGATTTACAGAGTCCATCTAAAATTAATAATGTATATAAAGGGTCTGATAATTACTTACCAGCTGATAAACCAAAAATAGATGCGGATAATTGGGTATTTCATTTGGGCCAAATTTTCACAGAGAATCCTTATGTTAATTTTTATAGAGTTGTAGTTGATAATGAGTTATCGCAAGATAAAGTTCCCGAATGGAAAGGTATAAGAAATTTTAAGCAAATAGATATGGAAGAATTTGAAAAAACTATTGACAATATTAAGTAATAATGTTATTATAAATAGTAATGATAAAGCGCTTATACAGTTTTATCAAACACAAGACAAATACGGAGAATATAAAATATGAGTTTTGCAACATTAAAGAAAACTTCAGGTAAATTTGACAAACTTCAAACAGAACTTGAAAAGTTAAGTAACCCCCAACAGAATAGTAATTACCAAGATGACCGATTTTGGAAACCAGAATTGGATAAATCAGGTAATGGTTATGCTGTTATTCGATTTTTGCCACAGCCTGACGGTGAGGAGCTTCCTTGGGTTCGTATGTGGAATCACGCATTCAATGGCCCGGGTGGTTGGTACATTGAGAATAGTTTGACTACTATCAATAAAAAGGATCCTGTATCAGAATATAATACAGAACTTTGGAATAGTGGCAATGATGCTGATAAGGATACAGCTCGTAAGCAAAAGCGGGTACTAAAGTATTATAGCAACATTTATGTTGTTAGTGATCCAAAACATCCGGAGCGTGAAGGTAAGGTGTTCTTGTTTAAGTATGGCAAGAAAATTTTTGATAAGCTTACCGAAGCAATGAATCCTGCTTTTGAGGATGAAACTCCACTCAACCCATTTGACCTTTGGAAGGGTGCGGATTTCAAATTGAAAATTCGCAAGGTCGATGGTTATTGGAATTATGATAAGTCTGAATTTGCAGGACAAACTGCACTGTCAGATGATGATGATGAGCTGGAGACTATTTGGAAGGGAGAGCATAGTTTACAAGACTTTGCTGCACCGGACCAGTTTAAGTCCTATGATGAGTTGAAGCAAAAACTTCATCAGGTACTTTCTGGTACTGGTGTTGGTTCGACCACAGCAGAGGTTATGTCAAAGGAAGATCAGATAGCAACAGCTGATAAGAAGTTTGGCAAACCAGAAGCTACTACTAAAGTAGAGGATAAACCTTCTACTGGTGATGATGAAACATTATCTTATTTTGCCAAATTGGCTGAAGAAGGGTAACCTACACTACACCGATTCGAGAAAGGGACCCATTGGGTCCCTTTTTTTTGTTATAAATAGTTAATATGGCTAAAACATTAGATGATTATATAAAAGAGGTTACAACTCTTGCTGCGGGTAGGGATCTATCTACCAGATGGTATAGAGAGAAGGTGCGAGATATTGTACCGAATAAACCAATCACTGAAGCAAATTTTATAAGGAATATACGGAAAAGTGATAATAAAACTTTACGACCAACTTATGGTTTGATGAATTTATATTATTATCAACCGAAACATGAGGAAACATTGCCTTATTATGATGTTTTTCCTTTGACTATACCTATTAAAAAATTAAAAGATGGGTTTATAGGTATTAACTTTCATTACCTAGATATACCGTTGCGAATAAAATTATTTGAAAAAATGCAACCGATGAGCGCGGAGAATAGAAAAATTGGATGGAGTAGAGTTGCTAAAATTCGACAAATTAAACCGTGCGTCAAAAGATATTTAGCTAGTCAAGTGGCATCTCCTTTTCAGAAAATAACAGAAGAAGAAATGCAAATAGCCATGTTAATGCCGGTACAAAAGTTTTATCGAAAAGGTACTAGAATTAAAGAAACTATAGTGTGGCGGGAATCTAGGAGAATGATATAGTAATGGCGCTAAATCAATTTATCTCATTAATAAGCTGGGGTAGTTTTGCTAGGAAGAATAATTATGATGTTACTATCACACCTCCCGCAGGTACTGGAGGGTACTCCGCTAATTTTTTAAATATGCGTTGTGAATCTATTACTCTTCCAGGAATGAACGTATCATCTTCTAATGATGATATAAGAATAGGTCCAGGAAGGGAACACGTTTTTAATGTAACATTTGCTCCTGTAACCGCTGTATTCTTGTGCAGTGATTTCCTAAAAGAAAAAGTTTTTTTTGAGGAATGGCAGTCATTGTCCTTTGATACGGAATCTTTTGCTATAGGATATTATAAAAATTATATAGGGTCGATACTTATAAAACAAAAAAATGATAAAAATCAGGTAACATATACTGCAGAATTATTGGAAGTATTTCCTAAATCAGTATCAGCTTTAGAGTTTGCAACTGATGCCCAAGATTTACAAAAATTGTCTGTAGAATTTGCATACCGTAGATGGATTAAAAAGTGAATATAAAATGGAGAAAATATAATGACTTTACCAAAAATAGTAACACCAACATATGAGTTGGAAATACCTTCAAGTAAGGAGAAAATAACATATAGACCGTTTCTAGTTAAAGAGGAGAAAATTCTTTTACTGGCACAGGAAGC